ACTGCGAGCTTACCGATTATTACTGGCCCGAACGGTGTTCTCCAAGCGGGAGCTTTTGGAACGACTGCGGGAACTTTCTGTCAAGGTAGCGACGCTCGGTTTCAAAATATCCCGTCTGCTTGGGTCTCAAAGACCGCTTCATACACCGCCGTTGCAGGCGACCGGATCAGTGCTAACACCACGGCGGCGGCGTTTACCATCACCCTCCCAGCCTCCCCCGCTGCATTCACTGAAATTGTTTTTGCTGACCATTACAACCAGTGGGCAACTCGCAATCTCACGATCGCCCGAAACGGTCAGACCATCGAAGGTTTGGCAGAAGACCTCGTGTGCAATGTCGCCGGATTACAAATCACCTTACGATATGAAGGAACAACCTGGAGAGTCTATACATGAACCTAAGTAGCATTAAACCAAATTTTAGCTCAACCAACACCGCGAACACTCTTGTTTTAAGGGATGCAAGTGGTGGGATAACCGCTGGAACTGTAACAGCTTCAACTTTAGCGGGGAAGCTCGCGCCCACTGTTTTTAGCAGCGAGACAGCTTTAACTGATGTGGCAACCGACGACCTTGTTTTGGTTTACGATTCCAGCACGCAAACAACTAAAAAAGTTACCGTAGATAATCTTATGAGACGAATAAATAATGTTCCTTATCTGGAGTATGTTTGGGCCCCCTCTCCAAGCACCAACGCTCAAACCATTCCTCACAACACTTGGACTACATTAAATCTTACAACAAAATTGTTTGATACCGCTAATTTGGGGCCCGCTCCGAGCGGGAACCAAGTGAATCTTCCTGCTGGAACTTATGAATTTGAAGCAAAAGCAATCATTTATTATCCCCAAGAGGGCCTCGGTTATTTTAGACTGACCGCAGGAGCAACAGTGGTAGAGAGCAGTCAAAACCACTACAACTACGGCCACTATAATCGCGATGCTAATTTGTCGGGGCAGTTCGTTTTAAGCTCTGCCGCAAATTGCAGCTTGAGTATGAGAAATTACAATCATGACGGCGTCTCAATGGACATTAAAGAGTCTTACAATCGCTCTTATATTGGGCGAATCAATGACCCAAACACAAGTGACTCATCTAAAAGAGTAGTTTTGAAACTCTGGAAAATAGCTTAATATGATTACTCAGGAACATATTGAAACCGTCTTAGGAGCGGCTTTAGCTAATCTTGGACATCCAATCTGCAACGCGGCTCTTTGGAAAGAAGAGTTAGGGGACACTGCTCCCGATGAAGCTGTAATCGTCGAGGAATGTGAACGGCTTCTAAAGCTGCAAAATGCCCCTATCGACCCTTGGGGGTTTATCCGTGGGAAGCGCAACAAACTTTTGGCCGACTCTGATTGGACTCAACTCGCCGATGCGCCATTGAGCCCTGAACAAAAGCAGGCTTGGGCTGGGTATCGTCAAGCCCTGCGCGATCTGCCTTCGGTGTTCGCCACGGTTGAAGAGGTAGTTTGGCCCACAGCTCCGGTGTAATAAATGTTCACTTTTCCCACAAGCCCGCAACTTGGCGATACGGTCCAACTCGTAGATCGCATCTACCAGTGGAACGGCGCGGTGTGGCGGTCGATTCCGGTCACGGGGGCACAAGGACCCCCAGGGGCCCCAGGACCCGCTGGTCCCGCAGGCCCCGCCGGTCCCCAGGGGCAGCGAGGCGAGGCCGGACCCGCCGGTCCAGTTGGCCCCGCCGGTCCCGCTGGGGCGCAGGGCGCACAGGGCGAGCAAGGGCCCCCAGGGCCAGCCCCTTCGGGCACCGGCTTTGTTTTTGTGGAGAGCGGCGTGGCCTCCTCCACTTTGGACTTTGATGCCGGAACTTTTTGACTTTTCCCAGAACTAGCAGTAATAACCACATAACCCAACCCAATTAAAACATGGCTAATCCCAACCTCAAAGTAGTCCGCCGCCGCCTTACTGGCGCAGCCGGAGCCCCTTCCGACATGGAAGCGGGACAAATCGCAATAAATTCCGTTGACGAAAAAGTTTACATCCACAACGGCACTTCCGCAATCCCCGTTGCGGGTAAGGGCGAGTTCGTGGACAAAGGCTCCGAGCAGAGCGTCACCGGCAAAAAGAATTTCACCTCGGCGACCGTCTCCACCGCGCCAAGTGCTACGACCGATGTCGTTCGTAAAACCGATCTCGACACCGAAGTCACTGCACTTCAAGGTGCCATCACGACTGAGGCGACGACGAGAGCCTCGGCAGACACCGCTCTTGGTCTCCGCATCGACGCCCTAGGGAGCGCGCTGAACTATGTTGGCACTGTCAACGGTGGTGCAAACTCTGGCGCGGCGACTAACCTTGCCTCGCTGACCGAGAAGGACGCGGGCGATTACTACAAAGTAGGCACGGCAGGACACTTCGTTCTCGCTCCCGCAGCTTCGTTCTTCGCCAATAGCGGAGACGGCCTCGTCTTCAACCTCACTGGTGGAATCGACAAGATCGACAATACCAACAGCACTGTTGCAGGCACGGCGAACTACATTTCCGTTTCTGGTAGCACCGACACCGGCTACACGGTGGACATCGACAGCGCCTTCAAGACCCGTCTCACAACTGCGGAGACCACTCTTGCAGGGCTCGGCACCATGTCCACGCAGAATGCCAACAGCGTTGCCATCACCGGCGGCACGGTTAATGGCACGGCGATCGGCGGCACGACTGCTGCGGCTGGCGCGTTCACCACGCTCACAGCTTCCTCGACCGCGACCCTGAACACCCTGGCCAGTTCCGGCGCTACCCTCACGGGCGGCACGATCAATGGCATGGCGATCGGCGGCACGACTGCTGCGGCTGGCGCGTTCACCACGGTTTCGGCTTCTGGCAATGCGACCTTCAATGGCAACATTGTGGGTGACGGCTCGACCGAAATCACGGACTGCATCATTGACGCTGGAACATTCTGACGAATGGCTGATCCAGTCCTCAAACTGAGACGCACAGATGTCGTGGGGCGAATCCCCACGGCATCTGACCTCCCCCCAGGGGCGATCGGCTACAATATCGCCGACAAAAAAATCTACGCTCGGCACGATGACCCGATGGGGGCTGTCGTTCAGATCGCCGCTTCGGTCGCTCAAGGGGAAAAGGCGGACATCTCGATTTCCAAAAACCCCTCGGACGCCACGCCCGTCAATACCATTCGGGTTCTTACGCAGGCGGAATATGACGGCATAGTTCCGAAAGACGCGACCACCCTTTATTTTATTAAGTCGTAATGCCTGAATTTATTAAAGCGTATCTTGGAACGACTCCTTTGTTTTCAAACGAAGCGCCTAAAACATACCGCTCGTCGGATTCATACACCCGCCCTGCTGAATGGTTGGCCCTCCCGTCTGCCGCCGCGAACGAGGTTCGCGCCCTCCACGCTGTTTTCGACAATACGGAAAATTTTTGCACGGTTCGGATGAATACGACCGATGCCTCGACTTATTTTATTGATTGGGGCGATGGGCAAATAGAAACCGCAACATCCAATTCGCTTCGCACTCATGTCTATGACTATTCTAATGCGGCTTTGGATTCTGCAACCGTAACCAAGTTCGGTTACAAGCAATGCTTAGTTCGCATCTATCCTCAAGCCGGGAAAACTTTTTCCAGATTTGACCTCGGCGTGAAGGCTACTTCCCCAGCAGGTTTGCAAACCTACTCAAGTGGATGGTTGGACATGAATATCAACCTGCCGAATCTTGTGGCTGGACTTAATCTAGTCCTCGGAAGCAGTGCAATTAGGCATGGTTTCTTGGAAAGAGTCAACATCACATCTTGGGGCGCGATAACCTCATTGAACGGAGCTTTTAGGCTATGCGTTCGGCTTCGTTCCCTAAACGAGCATGAATGGAACACGACTAATATCACAAGTCTTAATGGGGCGTTTTTTTCATGTTGGGCTTTAACGACCCTTGATGCTTCAAACTGGAACACGGCAAATGTCACGAACTTTGGGGATATGTTCCGTGACGCTATCGCAATCACCGCCATAAAAATGCCCCCTCAATTCATCACCCAGACTGCAACCGTGATGGTGAATATGTTTTTTGGTGCGAATAGTCTGCAAGAGCTGGATTGCTCGAATTGGGACACACAAAATGTAACCTCGCTCGCTTATGTTTTCAACGGATGCGCCCTACCGCGAGTTGATGTTTCAAACTGGAACACTGCCAAGGTCACTACGATCAACAATATGTTTCAAGGTTGTATTTTATTGCAATCAATAAATTTAACAAACTGGAACTTGAATCTCTGCACCAATGCTACCACGGCTTTTAACAACTGTCCCAGCCTTCGTGAATTGCTGGGGTGCAACATTTCTGCCGCAACCTCCCTCGGCACTCCGTTTCTTGCAGGATGCAACTCGCTTTCCAAGATGACTTTAACCGGCATGAATGCGACATTTAATGTGACTAACTGCAATTTGAGTGGCGCGGCGCTGAATACGATTTACGCCAACCTCTCATCAAATGGAACGGGCAAAACGATTGGCGTAGCTGGGAACCACGGCATCGCAACTCACGACACCTCAATCGCGACCGCAAAAGGCTGGACCGTAGCAATAGTTTAATATGGACGATACATCCGGCTTTTACAAAAACGATAACGGCGAGCTATTATATGGCACTAAAATTTACGGGCCATACGAGCAATACCTCCTAACCAAACAGGAAAAAAATAATCATTCGTATCCTGTGGACGGGTGGCATTGGTTCGACAGCGAAGAGGAAGCGCGAGGAGCTTTGCTATGACGCCCGACGCCGCTCTTAACACGATCTCGCACATCAGTAGTCAAAGCGATCGGTGGATATTTGTCGCTTTGTTGGCGATCGGGATTTTTGCCGCGTGGATGTTATTCAAGCATTTCACTGCCCGCGAGCAAGCCCTCGAAGCCAAAATCGACCGGATCGGCGCGGAGAGTCGGGAGCAAAACCAGCAGTTCATCACTCACTTGCAGACGGCCAACCGCGAACTCACCCAAATCCTCACCGAGACCAACGCCACGCTCCACCGGAACGCGACGCTCATGGAGCGGGTCGAACGAAAGCTCGAAAAGAGTTTATGAATAGAGCCCTACTATTTTGTATCACATTAGTATTTACCGGCTGTGTCAGCGTCCCCATCCCTCCGATCGGCGATCGCGTGGGAGAATTAGGCAACCTCAAACTCAGCGTCAAAGTTTCCTACGAACCCAAATCCTCCCCCGAACGACCGCCGAGCGATTCCATGGCTTTTGCCTGGGAGCAATTCGGCTTAACGCAACCCAAACTGCTAAAAGACAAATGAAAATAGTAAACATCGTCATCGAACGACTCAGTGAAAATTCCACCTGGCGTGGGCTCATCCTCGTCGTCACCGCCCTAGGGCTCCGTTTGGAGCCAGAGCTTCAGAATCAGATCGTTGCGGCGGGCCTCTCACTCGTCGGCCTCATCAACATCGTTCGCAAGGGTAAGTGACCCAAGAGCAAATCCAGCGGATGCAACGCCGGATCGGCGTCGTGCCGGACGGGTTCTGGGGCCCCAAGTCCCAGGCCCGTTGCCGCGAGCATCTGCGCTCGCTCATGCCGAGCCCGAACCCATGGCCGCACTCCACGCAAGCGGCGCTCCGTGAGTTCTATGGCGAGCCAGGGGATGAATCGAACCTCGTCACGATCGAGTTTCCCTTCCCCATGTATTACGATGGGAGGCTCGTCAAAAAATCCCGTTGCCATTTGAAGGTCGCGCCCTCCCTGACACGGGTTCTCCAAGCGATCGGGGGCCTGCATGGCAAAGACCCCGAGGTCATGAAAGAGGCCGAAGACTACGGCGGTATCTTCAACTTTCGACAAAAACGCGGCGGAAACTCGTTTTCTGTCCATGCTTGGGGGGCGGCAATCGACCTCGATGCCGACGACAACACTTTTCGAGACACCTGGCCGCTGAAGGCCGATATGCCCCTAGAAATCATGGAGGCTTTCGCCCGCGAAGGCTGGCAGAGCGCCGGAGCCTTTTGGGGATACGACGCCATGCACTTCGAGGCGACGCGCCCCAGGGCTTGAATTTATGCCAAAAAAACAACCCGCAGCTAACAATGTGTGGCAGGAGATCGAACGCTCCTCCACCACCCGCGCCCATCGCTCCGAGGTGGACGACCTGAAGAAACAGATCGCAAGCTACCAGCAGGCGATCGAGGAACTGAGCGCCAGCATGGATGTCGCGTCCCTGCTGAAGGAGTCGCCCGCAAGCAACCGCACCTACGCCATCGAGCGCAAAGGCAAATCCTCCACGGAATCCGCCGCGGTTGTCGTAGCGAGCGATTGGCACTGCGAGGAATCGGTCGATCCCCGCACGGTCTCGCACCTCAACACCTTTAACTTGGAGGTGGCCGATCAACGCATCGAGCGGTTTGCCAAGTCGGCGATCCGACTCCTCGAAATCCAGCGCGGTGGCTGCGACATCCCGATTTGCATTCTCGCGCTGTTGGGAGATTTGATGTCCGGCTTCATTCACGAGGAATTGCGGGAGGAAAACGAACTCACTCCCACGCAGACTGTTCTGTGGCTCAAAGAGCGCGTCGCGAAATTCATCAACACCTTCCGTAAAGAGGGGAACTTCGACCACATCATCATCCCGTGCTCGGTCGGCAACCACGGGCGCACGACGATCAAACCCCGCCACGGCACAAGTTGGAAGAACTCTTACGAATGGCTGCTGTATAAGATTCTGGAGCAAGAGATCACCGACAAGGTGACATGGGTGATCGGGGAATCGTATCACACCTACCTCGATGTTTATGGTAAAACATTTCGTCTGCATCATGGTGATGGACTGAAGTTTATGGGTGGCGTTGGCGGTTTGACCATACCCGTAGAAAAGGCGATTGCGAACTGGAACAAGGGCCGCGTGGCCGACCTCGATATTTTCGGGCATTGGCATCAAAGCCAACAGAATCCGAAGTGGGTATCAAACGGGAGCCTCATCGGCCACAACGCCTACTCCATCGCCATCAAAGCGCCCTATGAACCGCCCCAGCAAACGCTCTTTCTTTTCAACGCGAAGCGCGGACGCACCGGCACCTGGCCGATCTTTTTAGAGGATTGATAAACTTGATATAACTATGAACCCTTGGAAAGCCCTCGTCGTTAAACACAAAGCCAAAAGCGTAAAGCCCATCCCCGAGGGGTGGCTCACCCGCGCCCAAGTCGCCGAAAAACTCGGATGCTCCGAGTCCCGAGTGAACGAAAACCTCCGCTCGGCGATCAAGGCCAAAGATGTTTTGATGGATAAATTTGCGGTGTGGGACGCGCTCGAAGGCAAGGTCGTTTCGATCCCCTGTTATTCGATCGCAACCCGCAAATCCTCGGAATCGGCTCCTGCGAAAAGCAAACGCTGGCCTTACCCCGTGGGGACCAAGGTTCGCCGGTATGACAGCACCCAAACGGGGGTGGTGATTTCAGGCGGGCGCATCGAGTGGGCGAACGGGCACATCAGCACGCCAAAAGGTAGCTCGACTCAAAAGATTCTCGCAGTGTGAAAAAAACCTCCGGCAGAGTCCGAATCCGTGGCAAGTGGTGGAAAATCGAAATCAAGCGGCTCGCGCCGATCAAAAAAGAAGGCGGCTGGTCCTCGCTCCACGGACTCTGTGATTATTCCAAGCGAACGATTTACTTGAACCCGCAATTCAACATGAAGGCGACTCTGCGGCATGAAGTAACCCACGCCTGCCAGCCCGATCTCGACGAGCCCACGGTGGAGGAGATCGAGGACGCCCATGAAAATGCCGACAAAGTTTTTGAAAAACTGGTTGCCGATTGTTAATAACCTTGTAGAATAATAACCCATGCTGCTTGTCATCCCGTTTGCCGAAAAGTCTCTGCCTCTGTATCAGCACATTTTCTCCCTAGGGGGCGTGGCGATGCACGATGTTTTGCTGGTCGGCGGGAACCGTGATGTCGCCGAGATCGAGAAGGCGCTCAACATTTTAAAGGGAGCTTTTGCCAACGCGGATGTTTTCACGGGCGACCATGTTTACACCTCGCGGAACAAACTCTTTCACGACACGGCGCACTACCTCGACCTCGTGGGCTGCACCGATCCGTGGTATTGGTTCGACGAGACCTGCTGCCCGCTGCGCCCTTCATGGCTGACGGAGATCGCAAAGGAGTATTTCGCCGCCAAGATGCCCTACCTCGGAGCCACCGAGCGTAGCGTGGAGCGCAACCCCGCCACGGGCAAGCCCTATGAGGAGCCGCCACGCCTGATCGCTTCGTCGATCTACCCGCCCGATCTTTACCTGCGGAGCACGCTGATCCGCCGCTTGGGCTACGGCCCGAAGGAGACGCCGTGGAATGTGACGATGCGGTTCGAGATTCGCAAAGAAGCCGCGGCCTCGAAGCTCATTCAAAACCAAGCGGGCACCTCGAATTATCGGGGTGGTCCTGATGGGAAGTATTTTTTCAAAGAAGCCCCTGGGGTGAACGCCGAGCCGATCGCCCCGCACACGGCAGTCGTCGCCGGAGTCTCCGATGGGTCTGTGCTCGAAGTCCTCAACCCCAAACCCAAACCGGCAAAGAAAAAGACCGATGAACTTGAATCATTCTCCGCTTGAACTGAAGGGGCTTGACCCCGTGACCGGCGAAGTCCCTTGCGCCCGCGTGGGCGATGTGGACGCCGCCCGCTCGATTTACCTCTCGCTGAAAAAAGCCGACGAAGGCAGCAGCCGCAACCGCGCTTTGATCGACGGGATGTTCAATGGAGCGCCGCCCTTTAACGCCAACGATCTGAAAGAGGTCGGGCAAGGCGAGCGCACGAATCTGGATTTCGGCGAAGCCGCCGCGCTCAAGGATCAAGCCCTCGCAGGCTACTACGACTTGACGAACTCGGTCGATATGCTCGCCCGCGTTCGCACCACCTACGGAAGCCCCGAGCAAGCCGCCGAGTGGAGCGAAATCATCGGCGAGGAGTTCCACCGCACCCTTCGTGGATGGAGCGAGTTTGAATTTAACCACCAGCGGCTCTCGGATTATTTCGTGAGCCACGGCGTCGGTGTCTCGTATTTCGAGGACGAACTCGATTGGCGCTGGCGCGTAACGGGGCTCAATGAATTTCGCATCCCCCGAGGCACACGGGCGAGCGAGGCCGAGATCGAGGTCGCCACAGTGGACCGCGAATACCGCGCCGACGAGCTTTACGGATTTATCCGCGACCCTGAGATCGCCGCCTCTCTGGGGTGGGATGTCGCCACGGTCAAAGAAGCCCTGAAGCGGGCTTGCGCTCAAGACACCACAACCTCCCTGGGGGACTGGGAGAAATTGGAGGTAGAGCTAAAAAACAACGACATCCTTTACGGCACTGCCAAGAGCAAGGTCGTTAAAGTCGTTCATATGTGGGTGAAGGAATTTTGCGGCTGTGTGTCGCATTTGATTTTCCTGCAAGAGCCGCTTCCCACCGATGTCGGCGCGATCAAGGAGAGCTTCCTTTACCGAAAAGAAAAACGCTTCGACACGCCGACGCAATGCTGGGTGACATTCACCTACGGCGTCGGCAACGGCACCTACCACGGCATCCGCGGGCTGGGCTTCAAAATCTACCCGCACATTCAAGTGCTCAACCGCCTGCGTTGCGGCATGGTGGATGGGGCGCTGCTCTCCTCCTCGCTCATCGTGCAGCCGAGCGACAGCAGCACTCGCGCTCTCGATGACCTGACACTCACCTACTACGGCCCCTACGCTCTCTTCCCGCCTGGCTTGAAGATCGTGGACAAAGCCGTCCCGAACCTTCAGCAGAACATCATCCCCGTCATCAACGACATGGCGATGCAGATGAGCAACAACACGGGGGCCTACCAGACCCGTGCCAACACGGGCGACAGCAATCAAGCCCGCACCGCCTACGAGGTGAAGGCGCAGTTGCAGAAAGAGGCCGTGCTGTCCAACGCCTCGATCAACCTTTTCTACCACCCGTGGAAGCGGCTTCTCACCGAGGTCTTCCGCCGCCTCACACGCCGCGATTACAACGCCCGCGAGCCAGGCGGCAAAGAAGCCGTGGAGTTCCGCAAACGCCTTCTTAAACGCGGCGTGCCCGAGGAAGCGATTCATCGCGTCATCCATGTCGAACCCGTGCGGGCGATCGGCTACGGAAGCCCCGCGATGCGTATGGCGGCGATCGACGAGACCATGTCGATCTTCGGCTCGCTCGATGAAATGGGGCGCATCAACCTGCTGCGCGACCGCGTGGCGGCTCGTTTCGGACAGGAAGTGGTGGACCGCTACATTCCTTCCCCGCAGACGACGCTCCGCCCGCCATTGGATTTCAAGATCGCGGTCTTGGAGAACGCAACGATGTCCACGGGAAGCCCGATCCCCGTGAGCCCTGGGGAAAATCATTTCATCCACGCCTCCACCCACCTCAACGCGATGGACCAACTCGACCGCGCCGTGGCCGAGGGAGCAAGCAACCCGATGGAAGCATTGAGCGCCTTCAAAATGTTCTTGCCGCATTTGGGCGAGCATTTGTCCCAGTTGGGCAGCGACCTCGTTCGCAAAGACCAGGTCGCCCTCATGCGCCAGCGCCACCAGCAACTCAGCGCCAGCGCCCAACGCCTCGCTGACGAGTTGCAGGCGATGCAGGAGAACCAGCAGAAAGCCCAACAAGCCGAAGCCGAGCGCCAACAGACCGCCCTCATGGCCGAGTATCAGGCGATGCAGAAGAAGCTCGCCGAGTCCGAGCAGTTGAGCCCTGAGGCCCAGCAACGGCTTCTGGAGCGCCGCGCCGAACTGCAAATGAAAATCGAGAAGCACCAAGCCGACCTGCAAATGAAGGACGCGCAGACCGCCCAGAAGCTCGCTTTGGAAGACGCCAAAGCCGCCGCGAAGATTCGCTCGATGACGACTCCCGCCACTCCACAACCATGAGAGACTACCGCGCCGAATACGACAACTACCACGCCCGCCCCGATCAGAAAAAGAAACGGGCGAACCGCAACGCCGCCCGCCGGAAGCTGACCCGCGAGGGCCGTGTGAAGAAGGGCGACGGGATGGATGTCCACCACAAGGACGGCAACCCGCTCAACAACAACCCTGGCAACCTGCAAGCCCTGCGGGCGAAAATCAATCGCTCCTTGAAATAAATGCCGAGCGCCTTCGACATGGCGAAAAGTTTGCTTACCGACACCGCGAAATGGGCCAAGAAAGGCTTCAAGCTCGCCTCGGGCGAGGTCATCACGAACCGGTTCGAGCAGTGCCAAGCGTGCCCATTTTGGAACTCGAAGGCGTGGGGCGGCTCCGGCAAATGCACGGTCTGCGGCTGCTCGACCAAGGCCAAGCTCGTTCTCGAAACCTCCAAATGCCCGAAAGGGAAATGGTAGATGGGCCGATTTCTTTTCAATCCCTTCACGCAGAATTTCACGGTGATCCCGAAGCCGCAGGCCGAAGGGTTTTTCCTGCTCGCGGCCCGCAATGGCAAGCTGGAGTGGGTGGAGCGGGAAGACCCGATGGCAAAGACCGTGACGATCGGCTTCACCACCACGGCGACCCGCGAGGTGTCCTCTGTGGGAATCCTCCCCAGGGTGGTGATCGCCCGCGCCGATGCGGCCTATGTGAAAACGATCGAAGACCCAGGCACCTACACGCACGAGGTCTTGATCGACGACACGGCCAGCAGCACCGCCTCCTACGCGGTGGGCGTGTATCTCGCCCCCGACCAAGCCGCCGCCATCACCACGCTCCCCAGCACCGCCATCACCGCGACGCCTGTGGCCGACAGCAACGGCGACAATGTCGCGTTTATTTATGTGATGACCTTCACGGGTGACGCCTCCGTGAACATCGACGCCTACGACTCACCATGACCACGATTGAAACCTTCCGATCCAGCGAGGTGCTTACGAGCGCCTTCGCCGACCTACTGAAACGCCCCGAGATGAAAGCCGCCATCGAGGCGCTGCGCCAGTTGGGGTGCCCCAGGGAGATCGCTCCGCCGACCGGCGTGGGCTTCTCCGAATGGAACTCGCACCAGAACACGCGCTTCGAGGGCTTCAACCAAGCGATCGACGCGCTCCTCGCCCTCGGCGTGCCGATCAAGCCGCGCAAGAGCGATAGCGACCTCATGCCCAGCCTCGAACCCGAGGATTGAACTTTATGTCAGACACCACCGAAACCACACAGACAACACCCGCGCCCGAGGGGGAACCCCAAGGCAAGGGAGGAATGATGAGCTTCGACGCCGCCGCGAGTATCGCGGACGCCTTCGCCAAGCTCAAAGACGGCGACGCCGCCCCCGACGCGCCGATCGAAACCGAGCCCACAGGGCCCACAAACCACTCTGGGGACAAAGGGCCCGAGGGTGAGGCAGGCAAGCCCGAATCCGAGGAGAAGGAGATCAAAGTCCCCACCTCCGACGACCTCGCCAAGCTGCGCGGGAAAAAAGCCCCCGCGAAGAAAAAAGAGGAGACCCACGAGCCTTCGGAAGATCGGGGCTTGGAGAATGCCAGTGAGAGCGCGAAGAACGCTTTTGCCGCCATGCGAAAAGACCTGAAGGCCGAGCGGGAAAAAGCCGCCGCGCTGGAGGCCCGCCTCGCCGAGTTGGAGAAATCCAAATCCGAGACCGACCCCGAGGAGGTGCAACGCCTGCGCTCGCAGAACGAGGAGTATGAGCGCGAACTCCAAGTCGCCCGCGTCGAGGCCACCAAGGAGTTCAAGGACGCCGTGGTCGCCCCCATGCAGGCGATCCGCGAGTCGATCAGCCAGATCGCCTCGAAATACGAGATTGTGGAAGCCGACATCGTGAACGCCTTCGCTGAGTCCGATGCCAGCGCCCGCGCTGACAAACTCAGCGACATCGCCGCCGGAATGAACGACCGCGACAAATTCGCCCTCTACGACTTGGAGACCCGCTTCGCCAAGGTGCAGAGCACCCGTCAGAAAGTGGTCAACAACGCCAAGCTGGCGCTGGAAAAAATCGAGCAACACCGCGAGGAGCAGTCCAAACTTCAAAAAGAGGAATACGGCAAGCGATACAACGGCGTGGTGGACAAGGTCATCGAGGAAGGCCGACAGGCCGTGCCGCTCCTCCGCCCAATCGACGGCGACGACGAATGGAACGGCCAACTGGCCGGAGCCGAGAAATTCGTGCGCGAACTCGACTTCGACGGCCTCAACGAGGATTCCCGCGCCCGTGTGGCTTATCGCTCCGCGGTGGCCCCGATCATCTACGGCCAGTTCGTTTCGCTTTACAATCGCTACCAGGAGCTTGAGAAGTCCCTGGAGAAATACCAGAAGGCGACCCCCAAGGCGGGCGGCGGCGGCAGCGCCCCAGCGGCCCCAGCCAAGGAGGAGTTCGACGACTTCATGTCAGCTCTGAAAGCGAATCTTCGCTAGTTTCCCCTCCCCAAGAAAACCCCACAGGGATTCGTCTCTGTGGGGTTATTCTTTTTCTGCAACCTCTTGAAAATTGTCTATTGACTTTGCAGGGTTGCAAGGTTATTACATTCCTGACGCTGCTTGCAGGCGGTAACTGCATGGACATTACTTGCGTGTAATTCCGATCCCCGCACGGAAAAAACGAACGAGGTGTAACAACCTCACAACCTCAACTTTTTGTTTTTTCTAATCCTATGGCAGCACTACAAAACATCGAACAACTTTTCGTGGAGTGGGGCGGTTTGATCCGCAACAATGTCGCGAAGAACATCGTAACCTCCGACTTCTACCTCAAATATCTTCCCAAAGACAAGTGGGTGGATGGTCAGGGCAACCAAGTCAGCTATCCTATTTTCGAGCGTTCGCTCTCCAGCGCCGCGGTCTCGACTCCAGGTGGCGTGATTTTTGAGAACTGGACCTCCTCGGGCGGCGATGGCGACAACGCCACCAAGGGCAGCGGCACCTACACCGCTTCCC